CATGTTTTTGTTTTTATCAGCTATACTTGATTTCAAATTTCGGCTGAGATTAGAAGAATGTCAAAAGGTAGTTTCCGTGAACGTATGGAACACTATGTAAGCGAATTGGTAAACCCAATGTCTTACTATGAATGGATTAACAAGAACACCACCATTGGGGGTGTTCCTTTTACGTGTGACCGTTATCCATTTCAGAAAGAAATTCTGAATGACATGTCATTAGAGTTACATTGTATCAAACCATCGCAGATTGGGCTTTCCATCAGCTTAGATACACCAATTCCAACCCCTAATGGTTGGACAACTATGGGTGCTGTTTCCGTAGATGATGAAATCTATGCCCCAGATGGTACAACCACAAAAGTCACCTTTAAATCTGAGGTTTACACAGATCATAAGTGTTACGAATTAACTTTCAACGACGGTACTAAAATTATCGCGGATGAAAACCACCGTTGGTTCGTTGAGAGTCAGTACACTTTTAACTTAGATGGGTTGCACAAAAAAGTAGGGTGTGTGGCTCCTGAAGGCTACGCTAAAAAAGGAGTTATTAAGACTGGAGCGTTATTCAAGGACTATTTGAAAAAAGGCAGACACATTTTCAGCATTAAGAATACTGAACCCTTAAAAGCAAACAAAATTGATTTCCAAGTCGAACCCTATATTTTAGGTTTGTGGTTAGGGAATGGTAATTGTCACACAGGATATATCACCATACTTACTTCTGATTTAGACGAGGTAATGCTTAACATCGACCAAAATAAGTACAAGGTGGTTAAAAAACCCGATGGAGTGTCTAACACTTATTTAGCTATTTATGTAAAAAATACAGGTAAAACATTAATTTCAGAATTACAAAAACTGGGAATCCCTAAAGGTTTTAAGCATATTCCAGACCAATACTTACGCAGCTCTCCAGAGCAACGGTTGCAGTTGATTCAAGGACTAATGGATACAGACGGTAATATTGAAAAAACAGGGAACTGTGTTTTTTCAAATACTAATTTAGAAATACTGGAGAAAACTCAAGAGCTTTTAGCTTCTTTAGGTATTAAGTCACACCTAAGCTGGAGAAACATGAAACCTTCAGTTTTAAAAAGTGGAGCTGTCATAAAACCAAAATTACCCTTGGGGGTCTTAAAATATACAAGTTATTCAGATATTTTAGTTAGTACCTTAAAGCGAAAAAACCAACGTTTAAAAGATATTAACTCAAGCCAAGCAAAGTACGCCAAAAAACGAAAAATTATTTCAGTAGTGGAAGTACCAAGTGTGCCTGTTCAATGTTTAAGTGTAGACCACCCCTCACATTTATTTCTTTGCTCAAAAGCAATGATTCCAACACATAATACAGAGGTACAACTACGCAAAGCACTGGCTTTTGTTACACGCAACCCACACCGGAACCTCATCTACACCATGCCAGATGAGAACATGAGACGACGCGTGTTCCAAAACCGTGTATTACCTATTTTAACTGAAGACTCAATCTTCCATGGTTTAAACGCAGCTGGTAAAAAACCAATTCGGTCTATTGAAATGACTGAAATTAACAGCTCATTTATGATGATGTTCCCTGCCAATGAAAAGGCAGCAACCTCACAACCAGCCGATGCAGTTTTTAATGACGAGGTGGATTTATCTGACCCTCAAATTTTAGCCTTGTTCAACTCACGTGTTCAGGGTTCTGACTTACGTATGATTCATAACTACTCAACACCAACATATGACGGCTTGGGTATTTCTGCACTATATGAAACATCAGATCAACATGAATATCTGTATAAATGCCCACATTGCGGTCATTGGCAATTACCAGATTTCACTACTAAATATATTCGAATTCCAAATCTACCTATTGAAGCATCGGAAGATTTGACCAAGTTCGACCCTATTTGGATAGACAAATATGGAATCAATCCGCTTGATGCTTACTCGGTTTGTTCAAAGTGTGATCGACGAGTTACTTACGGTGATTCTGCAAATCACCGATGGGTCGCACGACATCCTCACCGTTCTAACAGTCGTGGGTATCGTGTTAGCCCATTTTCAACTCGCAATCTGGATGCTGCTTACGTATTCGGGCAACTCTTAAAATACCAATTGTTGGATAACATGAAAGGTTTCCACAACACAGTACTCGGTATTACTCATGAAAGTTCAGATGAACGACTTTCTGAGGTTTTGCTTCGAACTTTATTTACAGCAATGTCTGATTTTTATACTGACCACAACGATGTACCTCATTTCATCGGCATCGACATGGGTAAAGTTTGTCATATCACCATTGGACGTGCGGAAGGAATCGGAAAAGTAAAAACAGTATTAATGGAAGCTGTGAAAGTTGAAGAACTTGAAGCGCGTTTCAAATACTACAGTACCTTATTCCCAATCGTTGGTGGGTTCATTGACCGATTACCTTTAATTACTGAGTCAAATAAAATCCGAAATATCTCAGAATTTAAAGTCATGCCTATGCAGTATGGTCGAGGTTCTGGAGGTATGATTGTTGTACCTAAAAATGACGAATACGGTCAGCTGGATTATGTTGAAGCACATCGTACTTTGCATTTAGATAAATTTGCAAATGCAATCCGCAGTGGATATGTTACCTTCGCTGGATATGGTACTCAGAAAGAAACAATCATTAGTCATTTACGCGCAATGGTTCGTGTTTTTGAAGAAGACAAAGATGGTGTTGAGAAACTGCCGGTTTGGAAAAAGAAAGATAAACAAGACCACTATTTCCATTCATTAGCTTATATGTATCAGTCAGTTGTTCAATATTACGACGGCTACAGTTATTTAGATACAGACGGCTATAATTCAAGTATTATACTCGGTAGCATGGATAACTTCCTAGTTCCAGACCGTTCAATTTCAATCCTTGGTGGACGCTAAATATGGCTTCGACAGATATTTGGGGTAAGTTGAGTAATATCGTCTTACCTACAACAACCAAATCTGGGGGTTCGGCATTAGTGCCGAGCTACGACCCCCAGCAATCTGATCAGGTCATCACCGCATTAGAAACAAATATGCACCTTCGAAACTTGCTCGACGAGCGAGTTTCGACTGAAGATGATGATTTGATTGAAACTTTAATGACTTATGACCCAGATGTAAGTGCTGCACTTGGGGCTTATTTAACATTAAGTAATACTGAAATGCGCTACATTGCAAAAACACCCGAAGGTGAAATTGACTCTGACGCAATTGAAAAAATTAGTTTGTTAATTACACAATTAACAAATCCAATTGATTATAGCAAGGGATTTACCCCAGCTCGAAGTTTACGTGCACGTAACGAAGCGTTCCGTTATATGCTACTAAAACGAGGGTCTATTTCTGCCGAATTAGTTTTGGATGACACCTTTGGTGTTTTAGATATTCGAAATATTGATAGTCTGACGCTTGAATGGTATCAAAAAGAAAATGGTTATTTGACTCCAGTTCAGAAAGTAGGTAGTGACGAGATTGATCTCAATATTCCTACGTTCTACCATGCTCGGCATCGTCAAGACCCAAGCAAACCTTATTCAAAAAGTTCATTCATTGCTGTAATTAATACAGTGTATGCGCGTCTGCAGATTATCAATGACTTGTATAACATTATGCAAATCACTGGCTATCCACGCATGACTGTGAAAGTGATGGAAGAAGTAGCCACACGTGGTCTACCTGAGCATGACAAACGAGACCCGAAAAAACGTAAAGCGCATTTAGATAGTGTTATTGGTGATGTTACTCGTCGTTTTGCTTCAATTCGTGCCGACCAACCAGTGGTACATACTGATTCTGTTGAAGTTGACACTTTAAATATGCCAAATGGTGCTACAGGTATTGATATTCAACCAGTTATTAACGTGTTGAATGCTCAAAACCAAGCAGCGTTAAAATCGGTGGCAACTGTATTAGGTCGTGGCGAATCTGGTGTAAATACTGCTTCTGTAGAATCTATGATTTTCAGTATGCAAGCGTCTGAGATTAATGACCCAATTGCCGAAATCTGGTCTAACCTTTTAACTTTTGCTTTACGTCTATCAGGTTCAACTTCGTATGTGAAGGTTTATTTTGATAAACCAGAAATGCGACCACCTAATGAACTGGAACCGGCAAAAGTTCAAAAGCAAGCACGACTCCAAAAGGACTTGTCTCTGGGATTAATCACAGATGACGAATATCATTGGGAAATGTATAATCGTCCTAAACCATCGTCGGCTCCTGAATTATCGGGAACTGGGTTTTTGGAAAATCAAAATGAGACAAGTAGTGAAGCTAACGCGACAACAAACACACCTCAGAAAGATCAGCCAAATTCGCGCCAACGTGCTCAAACTAAAAAAGCAGATGCTTCTGCTAATAGCAACTCGGTTAAATAGGAATTAAATCATGTTTCGAATTGACATTGAAAAACATCCTAAAGTCAAGCAGAAACTACAAGCCTTGCTTGGGTCTAAAGTAGACCTAAGCACTTTGGCTGTATTTGAAGCACGTGCAAACGACACTTTAGGAATCACAGGGGCTGGCGGTTTTTTGAAAGACGCTCGTATGACTGAAAGTTACTTGCAAGCTATGTCTGCGCGAGTTCAAGAAGGCCAATACGTCCCAATCATTGAACTACATAATCAGCATGATTCTCTACCAGTTGGGCGAATCTTCGACGCTGGAGTTTTCACCAACGGTGATGATGAAGCTGATTTACATGCTTTATTTTATGTAGATGCAGATTCAGATTATGCTAAGAAAATCGAAAAAGGCATTATCGCTGAATTATCTACAGGTACAACACCTAAAGATTTAAAGTGCTCTGCATGTGGATATGATTTCCTTGCTTCTGCAGATAACCGTCGTAACCTATACAAAGGTAAAAACTACGACCCACTATGTCCAGAAGGACACCAATGGGGTGTGGGTGGAAATCACTTGAAACTTTCTGCTTTAGGAAAGTGGAAAGAAATGAGTGTAGTCACACGTGGTGCTGTAGATCGTGCAAAAGTACTGGGTGAATCTGAGCTGAAATTAGCAGTATCGGATAAACAAATTAATTTGGCAGCTTCAGATAATAGTGATACACTTCTGCTAGTTACCTTGGCAGATGAAGCACCAGATGCTCTAAAGCCACAACAAAATCCTAAATCGGACGAGAAGAACCCAATGACTGACGTTACTCTTAAACAAGATGACTACAAGGCATTGCTGTTAGCAGACGCTAAAAAAGATGAATTGGAGATTAAACTTCAATCTGCTGAAACTGCGAAAGCAGAAGCTGAAACTGCGAAAGCAAACGCTGAAACTGCCAAAGCAGAAGCCGAAGCTAAATTAGCCGACTCTGAAAAAGCAAAAACAGAAGCTGAAGCAAAAGTTACTGAGCTTGAAACCAAGCTGGCTGCAGCAACAACTGGTGCTGGCAACAAAGGTAAAGGTGCTGAAGAAGGTGGTGAAGGTGAGCAAGA